GCTGATCTCGCTGCGCCATGTGGTTGTATCGCCGGACGGCTGAAAGTTTAGGTAGACTTTTGCGCCCGTCAGCGTTTGTGCACGGCGTTCCGCCGCTGTGAGCGCTCGCTGAATGTCGCGCAGCTTTGCACGCATGGCATCCGGCGTTGAGCCGTAAATAACCAGTTCGATTGGCTCCGACACCGGCTCGCCGTTTGCTGACGTAGTCGGCGTGTACCTGGACAGCATCGCGCCGGATGCGGTCAGGCTGACCGTCGTTGCGCCGTAGGAAAGCGACAGTGCGTGCGTCATTACCAGCCCTCCCGCCTGGCCAGGTCACGGATGCGGTACGCCAGTTCCCAGATGTCCTGCTCGCTGCGGATGGTGGCATTTTGGATCGTGACGTTGACGCCACCACCACCCGCCGCCTTGCTCGCTTCCTGCCACGGTACGACCTGCGCGCCGCGCGGCAGAAAGACCAGTTCGGGACGTCGATTCTCGCCGACCCACGACCAGCCTCCGTGCGCGTAGGCGGTGCCAAGCTGGAATCCTGGCAACGTCGGCAACGCTGGCAGTGCTGGCAGTTGGATGCCAGCGAACGGGTTCGGGATCGACAAGCCGCCGATCCAGTTCTTGAAGTCCTCGATGGCTTTCTTTAATCCATCCACCGCATCTTTGACTGTCTGGATGCCACTTTTAACTGGCTCGAATGCTTTTTCCAGACTGCTCCAGGCGTTTTCCCACCATCCGCGCAAGGCGTCCATCTGTGTTTTTGCGCTGGAGTCCAAGTCGGTCAGCGTGCCGAGCACTGCCGTTTTCAGTGTATCGAAAATGGTAGCGCCGAAGGATTTGATATTCTCTAGCGTAGTGCTGAAATAAGTCTTGAAGCCTTCGATTACACCCTTGAATGCTTCCCACGCGCCCGCCCAGTCGCCCTTGGCGATATTTTTTATCACTTCCACCATGCCACGAACGGTGTCGGCCAGCAGGTTGACTGTGTTGATGGCAGTGTCGATCATCGGCTGAAGGAGACCTGGCAGATTTTCAAATGCCGCCGCTACCAGGTTGACGCCAAAGTTGGCCGCTACCACCAGTCCGACGCCCAGCGCCGCCAGAATCGGCTGAATGGCGTTCATGAGGTTGCCGAATGCGCCGCCGAGTTTCTCGATGTTTGGCTGGAGCGCCGCCATCTTGCCAGGCAGTTCGACAGTCGCTGTTGCCAGTCGTTCAAAAGCGGGAGCCATAAACTCGCCGATGGTCTGAAGGACTGGAGTCGCTGCGGCTTGCAGTTCGTTCGCCTTGTTTCCCAAGTCTCCGAAAAATGCGACAACTTCCGCCCCAGTAGTGGAGGTCAACGCCGTGAAGTTGCTCCAGGCCGTCGGTGCCGCTGCGGTGAAGTTGTCCCACGCTGTTTGCAAGGTCGTCAGCGCCGCCGGGATTTGTGCCTCAAGCCAGGCTCGAATCTCTTCAACCTTTGGCGCAACTGCATCCACAAAGCCCGTCCATGCCGTTGATGCCGTCGCGGTGAAGTTGCTCCAGATCGCCTGTGCCGTCGCCAACGCCGCCGGTATCTGCGCCTCCAACCATCCTTTGATCTCGTCGATTTTCGGTTGCAGCTGAGCGACGAGATTTGCTGTTGCCTCCTGGATGCCGCCGAAGTTGGTAGCCCACGCCACGCCAAGCAACGCGACGGCGCCGATGAGCAAGCCAATCGGCGAAGTGACAAGCGCAATGATCGGAGCCAATGCTGCCAGTGCGCCACCGACAAACTTTGCCGCCATGCCAAGCCCGACCAATGCCGGACCCGCCGCCGCCGCTGCACCTGCGATGATTGCGCCGAGCCGGAACATCTCCGGGTTCGTCTTGGCGAGGTCGAGAATTGAATTCTTGAGCGTGTCGGTAAATTCCAGCAAACCGGACAACTTGCTTTTCAAGTCGAATTGCTCAATAAGCACTCTACCGATTTCGGCGGCGCTCAACTCGATATTGTCTTTCAGCGTGCTGAACAAGCCGTTGATGCTTTGTGACTGCGCCTCCATCAGCCCGCTGAACTTTCCGCCCTGATCGGTCAACTTTGCGATGGCTTTTTCAAGCTCTGGAAAGCCAACTTTGCCTTCCTCAACCATTCCCCGGATTTCGCTTTGCGCCACACCCATCGTGTCGGCCAGGGCCTGGATGATCGGAATGCCGCGTGAGGTAAATTGGTTGATGTCGGCAGCGAAAAGCCGCCCCTGGGTGCGACTCGTGCCATAGAGATATGTCAACTCCTTCAGCGGTGCGCCGACTCCTGCGCTGAGATCGCCGAGCCGCCGCAGCACGTCGATCACATCTTCCGCTTCCGTGCCGAACGCCAACAGCATTTTGGCGGATTCCTGCACTTCGTCGCTTTGGAATGGCGTTAGCGCCGAGAACTGATTGATTTCCGCCATCAGGTTCTTGGCTCGCTCAGCGCTGCCGAGCATTGTCGTAAATGCGATTTGCAGTTGCTCTTGGTCGGCGGCCGCCTTTATCGCCGCTGCGCCCACGCCGAGGATCGGCAACGATACGCCCGCAGTCAGTTTGCCGCCGAGTCCCTGCATCTTATCGCCGAGGCTTTGCAGCTTATCGCCCGCCGACGACACTGCACGCTCGGCGCTATCTAGCGCCGCCTTCAGGTCGCCGACGTTGCCCGTGATTTTGATGGCTAAGTTTGCGATTGTTCCCATAATGCCATCATCGCCTCGAAGCGTTGCACGTTCGGATGCGGCTTTGGCGTGTCATCGTTTTTCGCCCTATCGGCCAGGATGCCAACTCGCGGCAGCAAGTCCGCCACGCTCACCGGTTGGTCGTCCTTGCCGCGGAACATATTGACAATAACAGCAAGAGCATGAGCCACACGATAATCGCTGCGTTCCTCGCCGAACGGCTCCACTGCGGCATACGCCATCCACTCGCTGAACTGGCGGCTGCTCATCCCCGCCAGCATTTCGTCAACATTTGTGTGCCCGGTGGCCAGCGCTAGGCGATATGCGAATCGCCTGTCTGGCCGCTGTTGAAATTTTCCACGAGTTCGTTGACGGCGTCCTCCGTCAGCCCGTTGCGTGCGCGAATGCGGTCAAAGATGCGGTCGAGCGCCTTCGCACTCTTTCGCCCCAACGCCTCGATGTCCGCCTCGCTGAAAAGCGGCTGCATGTCCTCGCCGACAATGCAGAATGCGCAGAATCTGGCACGGATATTCTTCAAGTTTAGCTGTTGGTTCGCCGCCGGTTTCTGCCCGTTGCGCTGCGGTGCAAGCAGGCTCGCTTCCAGCCGGTCACGGTCGGCGGCGCTCAAATCACGGATGCGCACAATGCCCCAACCCGGCACGTCGCTCAGGTCAATGTCCTCGTAGCCGATGTCTTCAGCAGCAAGGATTTGGTCACGCGTCATAATTGCCATTTTGCGCCTCCTTACGGCACCGCTGCCAGCGAGTTGATGACCGTGACGCCGAACATCAGCGTGTCGGCGGCGCTGTAGTCAGCGTGGCCCTCGATCGTCACGACCGTGTTGGTCTCGCCGTTTTTCTCATACGCGCCGATGCTGTCGTGGCGTGCGGCAATGTCCCAGCGGATGATGCGCCCGCCGGTGCCCGTGCACTGCAGGCGGATCAGTTGCAGCGTGTTGTTCTCGAATGCCGCACGCTGCTGAGCGACGCGGTTGACGCCGCCCGTCTCTTCAAGCTCCAGCTTCAGCGTGTAGGTGACGCGCGGTCGCCCGATCTTGATGCGAGTCGGGTAGAGCGTGCCATCCCCTGGCGGCACCCACTCGATGCCGCTGTTGTACTTAATTGTGGCACCGATCAGCACGCCGGAGATTTGCGTTGTGCCGATGGTGCCACCGCTGGCGTCGATGTACAGATTTGTGTTGCTAAAGATGGCGTCCTGCACCGCAGGCAGTGCAATCGCTGGCGTGAAGGAGCCGTTGATGCCGCGCTGTCCCTGCCAGGTGGCCTCCACCGTCCAGAAGCCGCCAGCTTCGCCCGACATTGTCCACTCCTGCACCCAGCAGCCGGGGACGATCTTAATGTCAGCTGGCGCAAGCACATTGCCGACGCGCAGCGTATATGGCCGGATGGTCGGCGGCGTTGCCCCCAGCGCCACACTGTAAGCGTAAGTGTACGGTCCGGAGCCGGTCGGCGTGACCTGCCCCATGCTCGCCTCCAGCACATGGAGAATTTGCTCGAAGGTCAGCGTCGTTTGCGGCATAGGCACGGTGGCCATGATCTTCGTGTCGGCGGTGCGCTCCGCCGACGCCATCGTGCCGACGTCCTCCTGCGTTGTCTGGCGCTCGCGCGTGTCGTCGAAGCCGCCGAACACGCCGCGCCAGACGGTCGTCGCTGGGATTGTGTTGTCGTTGGCGGCGATAGCGCCGCCTGCCGTGATCGCCGTCCCCCGCCCCAACTGGCAGAGGTTGAACGGCCAGGTTGCGTATGGCATTATTTATCCTCCTTCCTCGCGGGCGGTTGCTCGACCGCCTCATACAGCCGCTGCCCGTTTGCGGCGGCCAGTTCGATAATTTCTCGAAACTTTTCCGCTTCCTCAGCGGTCAGGTCACGCGCGGGCACCAACGGCAAGTATGCGCCGTCGCCGACGTAACGCAGCACAAGATCGTGTGGCTTTGTTTTCATCCGTACACCTCCGCACGAATCGGGATACGTTCAATTAGCCAGGTGTCGCCGCCGTCTATGGCGACGATGATGCTGGACTGACCGTCGTAAGTCAGCGTCGTCCACAATGACGTGTTGTGGTTCTGCGTCATCCAGGTGATGATTTCATGTTCCAATGTGTCGAGCGCGTCCTCGGCGTTTTGCTCCGTCCAGCCGTCACGGTCGCTGAGCAGCACCCAAATCTCAATTGTGAAGCGGAAAAAGGAGCGGATGCCTTGCTGCGTCAGCCCTGGCCGCTCCGAAGACTCGCTATTGATGCGCACGACCGGCGACTGGCCGTTAAAGTTTGCTTTGGCGTAGCTGTACACTGCCTGCGCTGATGGCAGATTTGCCGCCAGTCCTGCACCGATCGCCTCTCGCACCACTTTGCGACTGATGGCGTTCATAGCTGCACATCCTCCACAACCAGATGCATAAAGCGCCCGATGCGCTGACCAGGCGAACGCCACGCCGCCACGCCACGGATCGTGTAGTCCTTGCCCTCTATCACCAGCACGTCGCCGGTCTGGATGTCGTGCTGGCCGACGATGAACGCCTCCTTCGCCAAATACGGCGTCGCAAGTTGGAGCCGTTGCGCCAGTTCTGGATTGGCCGGGTAGAGCGGCGTCGCTTTCAGGCCGCTGAGGTGCAGCGCCAGTGCACCACGCTTGCCGCCGGTAAGCGGAGCGCGCTTGATCTGCACGTCGATTGTGGCCAACGATTTGAAGCTCATAGCGCCGCCAGACTCGCTTTCCGCACGGAGGAATCGACCGGTAGCACAAGCAGATTGCCGTAATTCTGCGCTACCTGTTTGCGCTTCGTGGCGATGATTGCCGCCAGCGCCTCGACCGTGCGACTGGTGTCCTCCTTGATCGGCCCGACCCATGTCCCGACGCTGACCAGGTTGGTCTGCACCGCCTCCAGCGCACGCAGTTCCGCCAGGTCGAGCAGCGCGTCGGTCTGCGCCGCAGTAACCGGCGCCAGGTCTGCGTCGGTCACGTCCACGATGCTCGCTGTCGCGATGCCGAGCATCGCCAGCGCCCAGCGCAGCGGGTCGGTCATCCACGGATTCGGGCTGTCATCCGCCGTCATCCCGGCATCTGACAGATAGCCGCCGATGCGATATTGCAAAATCTGTTCCGCCTGCGCACGTGTGATGCTCATGGTGCTATCCTATCGCCTGCAGGTTCACGACCTCATACACAAACTGCGCCACCACCTGGTCGTCGCTGCCATAGGTGCCGGTGACTGTCACAATGTGGCGCTCAGTGCGCGCAAACGACGACACGATGGCGTTGTCGCTCGGCGTCAGGACGATCTCAACAGTGGCCGCCGGAGCGACGGACGTTGCGCCACGGATCGGCGTGCGTGTGGCCGCATCGTCGATCCGATACGTGATGCTTGTCGGCTGCTGAAGCGCTCCCGTTTTATCCAAAAAGCTCACTTGCAGATATGCCGTCGTGCCCTCATTCACCTGCTGCATAGCGCCGCCTTGCTAGCCGATCGTAATCGACACGTCAACCGTCCAGATCTGCCCTGATGCTTTCGTACCCTGCGCGCTCACACGCCGGTTTAAGTTCGTGCCAGAGTTGCTGTTGGCATTGGCGATGGTGAACTCATTCCAGGAAAAGTTGCCATCGTTGGCGCCAAACACAGCGCGCCAGGTCACGGTCTGCCCGCTTCGCTGCGGGTAACCGCTCTCCATCGGCCGGTATGCCGTCGATGTACCGAGCAGCCCGGTCTGCGTGGCCGCCGCCGCTGTACTGTCGTTGCCGACGCCAATATAGGCGTTGGCATTGCCGTAGTGCGTCCCACCGGCGCCGATGAGCAGATCGAGCAGTAGCGCAATGCCTTCATTCAGCAGGACATTGCCGTCGATTTCGGATTCGCTTGGCAGCATCTGTCCGTTGGCGTCGATGACAGCGGATGGTGCATCCGCGCGATACGCATCCTCGCTTGCATAGCGGCGCACTTTCCACTGCGTGTGATAGCTGAATTTTTCTTTGACCATTACTCCTCCTTAGATTGCAAATTCAATCATGCGCTGTGAAAGCGCAAACGCTGCGGAGCGTGTGCGCCAGGTAGATGTGGCGCTGCGACTGCTGAAAGCAAAACCGACCGAGCGCCGCAACCAGGCGAACGCAATCGAGCGACGACGGATCGCAAAAACGATGGAGACGATGCGAGTTTCGGCATTGAACGCTGCCGCTACATCGACGCCAGCGCCAACATCCACCGTCGCCAGTGCAACCGCCAGTGCGCCCAGCACATCCGCCGCCTGTGTTGCGTCGGCAACCGGCACGCTGACCGCAATATTGCCGATGCCATCCACCGCCGCAACTGCTTCGCTGATGGCAAGCAGCACGCTGGCAAGCAAGCCATCGTCCGCCGTAGCCGTATCGCTAAGCGACAGCGCAACTTGCGCAACTTGTGCGTCGCTGGCAATGCCTGCGTCGCCAATCAGCAGCGGATCGAGCGTGACGGCTATCGACTCGGTTCCTGTTGCCACTTCGAACAACTGCACGAGCGACTCGGTCAGCAGCGACATGGCATCTTGCCCGCTGCCAATGTCGCTCAACGTCAGCGTGGCGGCGAATTGCTCCGCCTCAGCGCCGCCGCCTGCTTCGGCGACGACAAGCGTAATCGTCATCGCGAGCGTTTCGTTGCCTGATGCATCTTCGGCGACATTCAACTGCACGGACGGCACCAACACTGCGTCGCTGCCTGCTGCACTTTCGGCTATCTGCTTGAATGCCTCCGTCAGCGCGGAGACAACGTCCGTGGCCGCCGCCGTATCGCTAAGTGTCAGCGCCACGGACACGGTCGCTGTCTCGGTGCCTGCGCCTGCATCGTCGAGTGCAAGCGTAGCGGATGCACTTTCTGCTTCATCGCCTGCACCCGCGTCGCTGGCAATAACATTCGCCGATATGCTGGCGATGGCATCGAGTCCGACGCCGTTTTCCGTCAGCGCAAAAAACACCTGCGCCAGCAAATCTTCTGCACTTGTCGCACTTTCGCTGACGCTGAGCGATACGGTCAAAGCGTGCGCCTCGGCGCTTCCTGCCGTCTCAGCGATGCTAAGTTGCGCCGCGGGTGTCGGTGCGGCATCGTTGCCTGCGCCGCTGTCCGCCACGCTGATCGAAGTGCCCCCTCCGCCCAGGTCGCTGGCCGTCCAATCGTCGGCGTAGCAGTTGGTATTGCCGCCTCCGTAAGCGCAAATGCCTGGTGCGCCACTTGTCAGCGCCGAATGCGTAGCCGACAGGCCGTATTGCGAGCCGTTGACATAGCCACGAATCGAAGTGCCTTCTACCTCAATCCGCAGCGTATACGTGTTCGCCGTGTCGATCGTTAATCCCGTCGCTGTTGCCAGGACTGTTTCGGCGCCATTGTTTATGTAAACGAGATAGGCGGTGTCGCCACCGAAGATGACGAGTGCGTAGTAAGTGACTGCGCTGCTATTGGAGCAGCGAGCAGCGGGACCGATGCCAATAGCGATGTTCGCTGAGCGAGCGGTCATCTCGACGGCGTAATCGCTACTGTCAAGTGCAGCGCCGACCCAGCGCAATTTTTGATAAGAGTTGCCAGCCGTGCCGTTGTAGACGGTGTTGTTGTTGATGGCCCAGTTGCCGCTATCCTCCGACCAGTTTGATCCGAGGTTCGTGCTGTTGGCTCGGTTGAAGTCGTCAGAAACGGTCGCCACGGCCTACAGATTCCTTGTTCAGTTTGGCAGCACTACGCCGTTGCCAGGAAAGGTGCGCTGCTCCGAATTTCCCGGAAACGAAATCTCCGGCAAGGTCGGCGCAATAAACTGGCGCAGGCAGGCAACGGTATAGCTGCGCTCTCCGAAAGTGCGTTGCGTGCCACAAAGCGGATCGTTCGGACCGCTCACCTGGTCGCCCCACTGCGTCGTCCAAAATTCACCGCGCAATTGCGAACGGAACGGATACCATGCAAACTCAATGCGGCGTTCTAAATTGCGAACGTAGCCCGTATCTGTCCAGGTGGCCGGATTCGTCGGGTCGCCGCCAACATAGTAGTTCGGATTGATGTTGAATCCGAAGTCTGGCGCCCAACCGCCGCTTCCGCCCGCGCGCGCGTACCACGATTCAAAGCGGATCGGGCAACCAACTTGAGTTGGTGTCATCACAGGACGAACGCCTGTATCTGTGCCACAAATTGGCACGAGCTGCGGACCTGTGCTGTTGCCGACACCAAAATCCATCCAGCCGTGCATGTGGCTGATGGCGCCAGTCGGGTCGCGGAACCAAATCTGATAGCTATGAAAACGGGATACGTGCCCACCTGGGTTGAAGTCAAGATGAAACACGCCGTACCAATCCACGCCGTTGAATCGCCCCGCCCAACCTTTAAATCCGGTATGCTTCCAGTATGGCATATTTTCGCCTGGCGTCATCGCGACATGCATAAAGGACGGACGGATACCCGCCGCAACCAGCCAGGCGGGCGGCGGGTCGCCGTGCTCGTGCGCTGGCCTGTCGCCGTGCGCCAGTCCTGGCTCATGCCAGAACATATCGATTTCGTCCATATGCGGCTGAGCCGTTGGCGTTGGCTGCATCGTTGGTTCTGGTTGAGCCGTTGGCTCCGGCCTGTTTTGTCCGCGGCAAGTAAGCAGCGCGGCGCGGCGATCTGTGCTTCGCTCAACGGCTAACTGCCTGCTCGTACACTCTACGTATGCGGATTCTCCGCCGTTCAGCCTCACTTGCTGCACGACGTTTTGTGCCGCCGCCAGGCCGGTAGCAAGAACAGCCAGCAACAATGCTATCCATAGTGCTTTGCCCGTCATTTTCATGGTTCTTCCTCTCTTTCGTCCGGCCTGCAAAGTTCCAACGGTGGCGCCTTTTCTATCTCGCCGAGCGATTCAACATCCCGCCCGGACGCATACGATTACTCCTTCGTTTTACGCTTCGTTTTTTTGCTCGCCGGTGGCGCCGACTCGACGATTTCCAGTTTGTCGCCGAACGCTGCCAGCGCGCTAACTGGTACTTCTAACTCGTCGCCCGGCGCATACTGGTTGCGTGCGCCGAAACGCACGCCGTCACGCACACGCACACGTACCATTTGCTCGTTCATGCGTTGCCTCCTGGAGGTGCGGATGCAGGCGAAGCATCCGCACCTTCATCATCACGCACCGGTCGCATGGACGATGCCGGTCTGGTTGCCGTAGCGCGCCTTGATCAGCGGCGTTCCGATGGCCATGACCTTGAACATGGACACAAGCCCGTCGCCGGAAGTCCACTCGCGGACCTGGATCGACATCGCCTCGGCGAGTTGCATGTACTCCGAGGTCATCTGCAGCAGCAGCAGCTCGCCAGCCGGAAGCACCGCCGGTGGCAGCGCCTCGACGGCCTCGATCATGCTCATGCGCTGGATGCGCGCTAATGGCGTGTCGCCGCTACCGTCCGTGTAGTACGCCAGCGCCGCCTGGTTGTACTGCGCCTGGCTGACATAAAGCGTGAACGGGCCGTAATTGAACTGGCCATTGGCGGCGTTGATCATACCCGCCACCGTCGGAACGATGTTGCCGATGGTGCTCCACGCGCCGCCGCCGAAGTTTGCCGCGGTGTCCGTCAGCCGATTCGGGTGCGTGCGCAGGCCGTAGATCGGGGCGCCGTTGAGTCGCACGGCGGTCGAGCCGTTAACGACAATATCCTCGTATTTTTCGGCGACGGCACGCGTTGCCTCGACCAGCGTCGTCATGTCAAGCCCGTCGCCGGAGCGCCGCGACGCCTCCAGTGTGCGCCAGTCGATCTCAAAATCTTTGAAGATCACCGGCACCGGCACGCTGGATGGCAGCAACTCAGGCAGGTCGAGTTCGGACTTGCCGCGCCCGGTCATACTCACACCAGCGGGCGTGATGTCGCTGGACACGTACCAGCGTGCTTCAACGCTGCCGACGCCGCCGAGCCGACGCACCAGACCACGACGGCGGAACGCATCGACCACCTTCAGCGGATAGCGTGCCGCTTCCAGCACGGCGTTCTCCACCTCGATCCACTCGTCAACGCTCAGCAGGCTGTTGACGACCAACTCGCCACGTGCGGCGTTGTTGCGGAAGACACGTTCGGCGGTGTCGTAGACGATCCCTGCGTCGCGTGGGTTGAAGCTGCCACGCAGCGCTGTCGTGCCGTCCGTGTGTGCGTTGACAATTTGAACTTCGCTCATTTTCTTCCTCCTTAAGCGATCCGAACCTTGACACGGACGGCGCCACCGCTGGCGTTCGCCGCCTCTTCCGCCGCGCCGATGACGAAGCCGGTCGTCACTGCCTGCACCTCGCCGCCGGTTGCCGCTTCCAGCAGCGCGCCGGCAGCGACGTTCTGGCCGTTTTTCAGTATCATGTAGACCAGGTCGCCAGATTGAGCATAGACGAACGGAACTGTGTCGTTGTTGGCGTATGCGGTTTCGATGTTGAGCGTCGAGCCGGTGTTGCGGTAGCCGTGCTCGATAGCGATCCGCTTCAGCACGGTCGCACCAGCGGTGTTTTGCCGCACGACGTTCCCGCCGCTGATGGCGAGCAGGTGGCCGGGCTTAATACCAGCTTCACCGGCGTTTTTCTCGAAGACTGGCCGCTCCAGGCCGTTGACCTGCAGCAAGATTGTGTGTGGCGTTGCGCTTGCCATGTTCTCCTCCTATTTCTTCACAAGTTCATCAAAGCGCACGAAGCGGCGTTCGGCGTTGTTGGCCGACAGCGCAGCGCCGTTGCGTCCGGCGTAGCTGGCGGTCACGCTCGGCGCAATGCTGCGCTCCAGCTTCTCCAGCGCCTCGACCGGCATCGCTTCCAGTTCTTGGCGGCTGAACGCGCAGCGGCTGTTGGCCGCCAGCCGTGCGACGATTTGCGCTTTCTGCTGCGCCTGATTTGCACGCACGCCACGCACCACCTCCACCAGCGCCTCGACGCCGCCGAGTTCCTTCAGCGCATCCAGCAGTTTCGTCAGTTCTGCCGGAAATTCGGCGGTCGGTGGCGTGGTGGCCGCTTGCTCTTCCGCCGCCGTCTCGCTTGCTGCATTTTCGTTTGCTTGCAGCTTCTTGTCCTGCTCCTCCATGCTTTCCTCCTTCATCTGTTCGCAGCCGCAGTCAGCTGCTCCATTTGCACGATTAAAGCGTCCGGCGCCGCAGCCGTCGGCAACCGAGCACGCTCCGATCTCATCCGGCAACAGCGCGACGTGATCCGGGCGCAAGTCACGCTGAATGCCTCGATACTGTT